CTAGAAAAGATACAGTAGACATCAATGCTAGTGGTAAAAAAATTACCATTAAAGATGTATACGCAAGTAATATGCGTAGTGAAAATAAACCCCAAATTAAAAAACCCGAAGACTATGCGTCTGACGTTGTTAAACAGTATGCTGAAGATGAAGAAGCAAGTACTAAAGAATACAACGCAATGGATCAATACTTTACTAAGAATGATGCTGAATACAAAAAGCTATCAGACGCAGAAAAGAAAAAACAAGTTGATGATATTCTAAAAGCTACAAAGGGTTCTAAGTATGGAGCTTCTTTGAAAACTACTGAAGCAAAAGTAGTAACTAAAAAAAATAACGGGGGGACTTTATAATGCCATACGGAAAAGGAACATATGGTTCTACAAAAGGTAGACCACCAAAAGACGCTAAGAAAAAATTAACTAAACAACAACTTAGAGCGATTATGCTAAAGAAGAAAAAGAAAGATGGCAAAAAGTAAAGTAAATGAAGCAGGTAACTATACTAAACCTGCAATGCGTAGAGCTTTATTTAATAGAATAAAAGCAGGTAACAAAGGTGGCAAGTCTGGTCAATGGTCGGCTAGAAAGGCTCAGATGTTAGCTAAACAGTATAAAGCCAAAGGTGGAGGATATACTAGCTAATGGATTGGATTACGCCCGAACTAGTTACAACACTACACGAAATGTCTTGGTTTGACGGCATCTCATACATTGTTCTTGGTTTAATAGTTTATGCCGTTATCAAATGGATTAGGCACAAATGGCGTTAAAAAAATCACAGAGGTCGCTTCGTGCGTGGACGAAACAGAAATGGCGAACAAAAAGTGGTAAGCCTAGTACTCAAGGGTCAAAGGCAACTGGTGAGCGTTACTTACCTGCGAAAGCGATTAAGGCTCTTTCGGCCTCTGAATACGCCCGTACTACGGCTAAAAAGCGTGAAGCAACTAGAAAAGGAAAACAAGTGGCTAAACAGCCCAAAAAGATTGCTAGAAAAACGAAGGCTTATAGAGATTTCAAATGAGCTTCGTACACAAGATAAGCAAACAAGATCGTGATATTCTTAGAGTAGTTGTTAAACAAGTACACCTAAAACATTTTCCAGAGCAGTTTTGTACGGACTATGAGGCTGATAAATTAATATCAACACTTGGGCCAGAGACTTTAGAAAAACTAAAGAAGGTTGGCAAGGACTACAAAATTGCAGAACTTTAATTACAAGCCAGATGGTAATGTTCTAAAATCATTTATGAAAGACGATAGTTTCTTTCGTGGTATTAGAGGGCCAGTTGGAAGTGGTAAGTCTGTAGCTTGTTGCGTAGAAATATTTAGACGAGCATTACAACAAAAGAAAAACGCAGAAGGTAAACGTAAAAGTCGTTGGGCAGTTATTAGAAACACTAACCCACAACTTAGAACCACAACAATTAAGACTTGGTTAGATTGGTTTCCCGAAGATCAATACGGGAAGTTTATGTGGTCTGTACCTTATACGCATTTTATAAACGTAGGTGATATTGAGTTAGAAGTTATCTTCTTAGCACTTGATAGACCCGAAGATGTAAAGAAACTGTTATCTCTCGAACTTACTGGTGTATGGGTAAACGAAGCGAGAGAAATACCTAAATCAATTATTGATGCAACCACAATGCGTGTTGGTCGTTTCCCCTCAATGCGTGATGGTGGTGCATCTTGGTCGGGTGTCATCTGTGATACAAATGCTCCCGAAGAAGATCATTGGTGGCCTATTATGTCTGGCGAAGTACCAGTACCCGACCACATACATCACGAACAAGCAAAGATGTTAGTCAAACCCGATAACTGGAACTTCTATATCCAACCTGCAGGTATGGTAGAGAAACTAACTAAAGAAGGTGGGATTGATACTTATGAAGATAATGATAAGGCAGAAAACATAAACAATCTGTTATCAACGTATTATAGCAATCTTATTAGAGGTAAAACTAAAAGTTGGATTGATGTTTATGTAATGAATCGTCTTGGTCAAATTCAAGAAGGTAAACCAGTATATCCCGAATTTAATATGGATTACCACGTTGCTAAACAAGAAATACCTATTGCAGTTGGTGTTCCATTATACATTGGTATAGATTTTGGTCTTACACCTGCGGCAGTCTTTGGACAAAAGGTTAGAGGTCGTTGGCTTATACTGAATGAAATTGTAGCTATTGATATGGGTATAGTCCGTTTTGCTGAGATGTTACGGCAAGATATATCCACAAGATTTTCTAACTTAGAAGTAAAAATTATTGGCGACCCTGCAGGTGATTTTAGAGCACAGACAGATGAAACAACGCCATTTCAAATATTGCGTGGTGCAGGTCTTAGGGCATATCCTGCACCAAGTAATTCAATAGACTTGAGACTAGAAGCCGTAAGAGGTTCATTGAATAAGATGGCAGATGGTAAACCTGCTTTCTTAGTAGATAAAAGATGCCCTACTTTAATTAAGGGTTTTGAAAGTGGCTACTCTTATCGAAGAATGATGGTAAGTGGTGAGCGTTTTGATGATAAACCCGATAAAAATATGTACTCACACATTCACGATGCACTTCAGTATTTAATGCTTGGTGCAGGTGAGGGTCGTAATTTAATGAGGAATCACAAACAAATCGGTGCGTTCAACGCTCGTAGTGGATTTGATGTGTTTAATAGAAAGCCAAAGCAAATTAAGAGTAGAGGTCTTTGGAGACGAATGTAAATTGTGCGTTGCACTTTTGCGTAAAATATGCAAAAGGTGATAAATAAGAAGGAGTTTATTATGTGCTTACCAAGTCCAAAAGTAGTGATGCCACCACCACCACCACCCCCTCCTCAAATGGATTCTCAGAGAGAGGCGAACCAAGCCGTTCGTTCTGATCGTAAAGATGATGTTCTTGAGAAAGGTATCCGTAGAGCAAGAGGTGGAGGAGGCCGTAGGTCTTTACTATCAAAAAGTGGCAAAGGTGGAATGGGTTTCTATAATCAGTTCCTAGACACCTAATAGGGCATCAATGAATGATAGTGAATACTGATGATAAACTTAGTACGCCTACTAGCAACAATACGGAAAAAGTTGCTCAGCTTTATATACGAAAGTATGAGAAGGCTAAAGGTATTCGCCAAAACTTCGTTCCGTTGTTTGAAGAATGCTATGAGTACGCTTTACCAATGCGTGAGTCGTTTTTTACGGAAAGCATTGGCAGGAGGCGTGACGAAAAGATTTTTGATGAGACCGCAGTTGTGGGAGTACAAGAGTTCGCCTCGAGACTCCAAAGTGGCCTCGTCCCGAACTTCGCAAGGTGGGCAGACTTTACGGCAGGTTCGGAAGTACCGAAAGAAGAAAGAGACCAAGTAAATAATACTTTAGACGAGGTAACTGATTATGTATTTGAAGTCATACAAAACAGTAACTTCGCACAAGAAGTCCACGAATCATTTATGGATTTGGCAGTTGGTACGGGTGTTCTCGCCATTACAGAAGGTGATGCAATCAATCCTATCAACTTTAGTGCTATCCCTTTACCTCACCTTGTACTTGACGTTGGTGTTGATGATCGGATCGATCATGTTTATCGAATGCGTACTGTCAAATGTCGTGACTTACGCATTATGTATCCCAAGGCAGATATTCCACAACAGATAGAAGAACGTATGAAACGTGATCCAGAGATGGAGAACGATATACTAGAAGTTTGTTGTAAGGATTATACTGTAATAAATGAAGAAGCATTTACATTCTATGCCATAGATATGATGTCTAAGGCAGTAATATTTACTGAGCAGTTTAAAGGTACTGGCAGTAATCCATACATATGTTTCCGTTGGTCAAAGTGTGCAGGAGAGATATATGGTCGTGGGCCACTTATCAATGCGTTATCTGCTATTAAGACTACTAATCTTACGATTGAGCTTGTACTTGAAAATGCACAAATGGCTATCTCGGGTATATACCAAATGGAAGATGATGGTGTAGTCAACCCCGATACAATTAACTTAGTCCCTGGCACTGTAATACCTAAAGCACCAAATAGTACT